GCGATCAAGCTCGCGAAATCTATGCGGCTCAATCAAAACGCACGCGGCGGCCATTGACAGATAGCCCGAGCTAACGTATGTAGCAATGCATGCCCCACGACACCGCCAACCGCCCGATTGTGACAGCCCCGGAGAAGTACCGGAACTTGCCGTGCATGGCTAAGTTGACGGAAAATCAACAGAATTTCGTCTGGGCGATGGTCGAGACCGGGGGGAAGGACCCTGGCCGAGCCGCGGCGATGGCTGGCTTTGGCGGGACGGACGGGGCCAGACGGGTCGCGCTGCACCGGCTCATGCACGACGAAGACGTGATCGACGCGGTGAACAAGATCGCCGCTAGCCGGATGAAGTTCAGCGGGCTCCTGGCCGCCGAGGCGCTGATCGACGTGGTGCTGGACGCTGGCCATAAGGACCGGGTGAAGGCCATCGGCATGCTCCTGGATCAGTCTGGCCATGCCCCAGTCAAGCTCCAGAGGATCGAAGTGATAAAGCCCGAGCCCAGCATCGAAGCCACGGTCGCGAGAATTCGGAACCTCGCGTCCATGATGAACATTGACCCGCGGCCATTGCTCTTGCAAGCCGGGGTGGACCCCACTATCATTGACGCGGAATTTCAGGAGGTACACGATGAAGGAAGTTCTGGAGACCATCGAGAGGGAGATCAAGCTACTGGAGGACAGGTTACGGCAGCAGCGCCGCTACGAAGTGGGCTACATGACGGACCTGGACACGTGCCGGCAGGACATCGAGAAGACCCAACTGCTGTTGAGGTCGCACCGGGCGGCGAGGGACCTAGTGACGGAGGCGGTGAGCTAAAGGACGACGAGGAAGACTGGAGCGCGCTGTGACCGACCTCCAACAGCTCCAGGAGCTTGAGCAGTCACTCCAGGCGCTACACGACCGCAAGCTCTACCACAAGCTGGAGTTCTTCAAGCCGTACCCGAAGCAGCTGGAGTTCTTCGCCAACGGCAGGACCCACCGCGAACGCCTGCTTAGCGCCGGCAACCAGCAGGGCAAGACCGAGGCGGGCAGCGCGGAGACGGCCTACCACCTGACCGGGCTCTATCCCGAGTGGTGGCCGGGGCGGAAGTTCCGCAAGCCGGTGCGCGCCTGGGTGGATGGGGAGACGGGGGTCCTCGTGCGCGACGCCCCGCAGCGCAAGCTCTTCGGCGAGCCCGGCGTTGAGGCGGCCCTCGGCACTGGCTACATCCCCAAGGACTGCATCGTGGAGCGGCCCTCCCTGGCGCGCGGCGTGACGGACGCGTTCGACACCGGGCAGGTCAAGCACTTCCGGCCGGACGGGACCTGCGACGGCGTCTCCACGGTGACGTTCAAGTCGTATGAGCAGGGCCGGCAGAAGCACCAGTCCGAGGCCATTGACTTTTGTTGGATGGACGAAGAGCCGCCGCAGGACATCTACAGCGAGGTCCTGACCCGCACCAACGCCACCGGGGGCTTCGTCTACACGACATTCACCCCCCTGAACGGCATGACCGACGTCGCCCGCAAGTTCTTCATGCCGGACCCCTCCGATCCCGGCGCGGCGCAGCGCGTGCTGACGCAGATGACCATTGACGACGCCCAGCACATCCCGCTGGAGGAGCGCGAGAAGATCATTGCCTCCTACGCCGCCCACGAGCGCGAAGCGCGGGTCCGCGGTGTGCCGATGCTGGGCGAGGGCAAGGTCTTCCAGGTGTCGGAGGAGAGCATCTGGGAAGACGCCATCCCGGCCGAGCGCATCCCCTTCTACTGGACCAAGCTCTGGGCAATCGACTTCGGGATCAACCACGCGTTCGCCGCGGTGCTCCTCCTATGGGATCGCGAGAACGACGTCCTTCACGTCCACCATGCGTTTAAACTGAAGGACCAGTTCCCACTCCAGCACACCGTCCAGATGAAGCGGATCGGCGCGGAAGTCCCGTGCGCGTGGCCGCACGACGGCAACCAGCGGCGCGAGGCGTCGAACGGCGAGACCACGACCCTGGCCAAGCAGTACAAGACCTACGGCGTGCGGATGCTGCCGACCCACGCGACCTTCCCGGACGGCGGGTTCTCGACCGAGGCTGGCATCATGGAGATGCAAGAGCGGTTCCGCACGGGGCGTTTAAAGGTCGCCAAGCACCTGACCGAGTGGTTCGAGGAGTTCCGCCTCTACCACCGCAAGGACGGCTTGATCGTCAAGATCAACGACGACCTGATGTCGGCCACGCGGATCGGCGTGATGGCCAAGCGCTTCTCCAAGGCCGTGGCGCTCGGCCCGAATTCGAACCAGGGGGCGCGCATGGCACCCCAGGTCGCCAGGGATGTTGACTTCGACGTCTTCGGTTGATACATTGGGGCTCGAATTGCTGGAGAGCCTCCCATGTCCTTCCTCGTCATCGTCATTCTGGTCGCCGACGCTGTGGTGATCGCCGCCGTGGTCTATGCCAAGGCGCACCCCAAGTCGGCCGTCGCCGCGGACGTGACCAAGGTCGAAGCCGACGTCAAGTCGGCCGAAGCCACCGTCGCGGCCGACGCCTCGAAGGTCGAAGCCAAGCTCTAAGGAGCGTTCATGCTCGCCTATGTAGCCCTGATCTGGGTCTACTTCTACGGCGTCGGCAACCCTCCGCAGCTCAGCGTCCAATCGGCCGCGAGCGCGGCGGAATGCCGTGCGGTGATCGCCGACGCCAAGAAGCGCCTGCTCGCGCGTGACGAGGTTCGTGACGTGCAGGGTGGCTGTCTGGTCGCGATGGCCGGGCCGCCCCACGACAAGGTGTAAGCTATGGCGATCACCCCCGCGATCAACGCGCTCGCAATGGGCGTCGGGAGCATCGGCACGAACCTGCCCGGCCCCCAGAGCGCGAAGAACGCCATGTTGTCGCCGGCCGCGACCGACCTGGGCATGGGCGACGCGCTCAAGCAGCAGCTCCAGGACGAACTGGACGAGCGCAAGAAGCAGCAGAACCCCGCCAACGCCGCGTCCGGCCTCGGTAATTCGCTCATCTCCAGCCCCGCGGTGCTGTCCCTGTTCACGAATAACAGGGGCTTCTAATGCTGTACAAGCCAGACGGAAGCCAGATTTACTCGTCCCGCGAGGAGCGCATCGTGGAAGAGACCCTGCGCGACTTCTCGCAGGACCAGCTGTGGCGCAATACCTTCGGCGGCCAGTGGGAGGAAGTGGCGGAGCTGATCCTGCCGACCTCCCGCAACACCTTCATGTTCGGCAACTTCAACTGGCCAGGCGTCAAGAAGACCGACCGGCAGGTGGACGCCAACGGCATGATGGCGCTGCACCGCTTCGCCGCGATCTTGGACAGCCTGCTCACTCCGCGCAACATGTTCTGGCACGGCCTCGCCCCGAGCAACCCGGACCTGATGAAGGTGCGGCGCGTCCGCATGTGGTTCGAGGACGCGACCAAGATGCTCTTCAAGGCGCGCTACGCGCCCATCGGCAACTTCTCTGGCCAGAACCAGAACAACTACCAGAGCCTCGGGGCCTTCGGGACTGGGGCCATGTTCGTGGACCAAGCGGTGGACGAAGCGAACACCCCGATGCGGGCGCTCCGCTACAAGGCCATCCCGCTCGGCGAGCTGTTCATTCGCGAGAACCACCAGGGGCTGGTCAATAGCTTCATCCGCTGGTTCCGGCTCACGCCCCAGCAAGCCTGGGAGCGCTGGGGCGAGCGTTGCCCCGAGCAGGTCAAGAACGGCATGACCACCGGCGACCAAACGCCGGGCGACTATCTGCACCGCGTGCTGCCCAACCCGGACTACGAGCCGGGCGCGCTGGGGCCGAAGGGCAAGCGCTTCGCGAGCTACTACATCTCACTCCAGGGCAAGTGCCTGCTCGAAGAGGGCGGCTACCACACCTTCCCCGTGGCCATCAGCCGCTACGACCAGACCCCCGGCGAGACCTACGGGCGCTCGCCCGCGATGATGGTGCTGCCAGCGCTGAAGACCCTGAATGCCCAGAAGCGCACCTTCCTGAAGCAGGGCCACCGCGCGGTTGACCCCGTGCTGCTGGCCGCCGACGACGGGATCATTGACTTCTCGATGCGGCCCGGCGCGCTGAACAAGGGTGGCGTGAACCAAGATGGCAAGCTGCTGGTGCAGCCCCTGCCGGTCGGCAACCTGTCGCTGAACAAGGAGATGATGGACGAGGAGAAGTCCCTCATCATGGACGCGTTCCTCGTGGCACTGTTCCAAATCCTGACCGAGACGCCGACCATGACGGCGACCGAAGTGATCGAGCGCACCAACGAGAAGGGCATCCTGCTGGCCCCGACCGTGGGCCGGCAGCAGAGCGAATACCTCGGCCCGATGATCGAGCGCGAGCTTGACCTGCTGATCCAGCTGCGCATGCTGCCACCCATGCCGCCCGAGCTTGCCGAAGCCCGCGGCGAGTACGAGGTCGTTTACACGTCGCCCCTGAGCCGTGCGATGCGCGCGCAGGAGGCCGCCGGCTTCATGCGGACGGTGGAGACGGTCAAGGAGATCGTCAACATCACCCAGGACCCGAGCTACCTGGACCCCTTCGACTTCGACACGGCCATCCCGCAGATCGCCCAAATCCAGAGCGTCCCGGAAAGCTGGATGGCATCGCCCGAGCAGATCGCCCAGAAGCGGCAGGCCCGCGCCGAAGCGCAGAAGCGCCAGGAGCAAATCCAGGCCGCGCCGGCGCAAGCCGCCATGATGAAGGCCCAGGCTGCGCAGGCCAAGGCTGGCATGGGCGGGCCGCCGGGAGCCCAGCAGCAACAGCCCGGCCCGCCGGTGCCCATCGTGGGGAGCCAAGGAGGACAGTGATGATACGCCATCTCGTCTGTATCGACGCCAAGGAGGGCGTCATGCGGCGGTACGAACAACGGGACGGGAAGCTGTCGCTCACCGCGACGACTGACCTACCCGACCGGGATTGGTCGCGCAGCGATAGTCTGTGGCAGCTGGAGCGCTTCCGGCAGCACCCCGCAGACTACTTGCGCGACCTGCCGACCTTGCTTGCGCTCGCGGCCCAGGCTGACCCCTACGTGTGGGTGCCGTGATGGACGTCCGCGAGCTGAAGCAGAAGATGTCCGAGGCCCTGGATTTCCTGTGGTCGCGGAAGCGTACCTACCAGCTGACGTTCGGCTCGCCAGCTGGCCAGGATGTTCTGATCGACTTGGCGAAGTTTTGCCGGGCCGACACAAGCACCTGGAGTGAAGACGCGCGCCACCACGCGCGTCTTGAAGGCCGCCGCGAAGTGTGGTTGCGGATCGCGAACCACTTACATCTTGAACCTGAGCAGCTTTTTGCTCTATACTCAGGCCACCAATACGGCCTAGTGTCCCAGGAGGACGACAATGTTTGACGGCGAAACTGGCGCTGGCGGCGGTACAGTCACGACCCCGACCCCAGCTGCTACCCCGGCCACTCCCTGGTATCAGGGCGCGGACCCGGAACTGATCGGTCACATCCAGACCAAGGGCTGGCACGAGAAGCCGGCCAATGAGGCGGCGCTCGAAGCCGTCAAGGCCCACCGCGAGGCCGAACGCCACATCGGCGTGCCGGCGGACCAGATCATCCGCGCCCCCAAGGACGCGAACGACGAGGCCGGTTGGAAGGCGCTGTACGCGCGGCTGGGCGTCCCTGAGACCGCGGACAAGTACGACTTCTCGACGGTCAAGCGCGCGGACGGCACCCCGCTGGACGACAGTCTGACCGCCTTCCTGCGCCAGACCGCCTCGGACCTGAAGCTACCCGCCGACCGCGCGCCGGCCCTCGCCAACGAGCTGACGAAGTACCTCGACGGCCAGAAGGCCGCCGCGGCGACCGAGATCGACGCCAAGGTGATCGAGGAGCGCGCTGCTCTTCAGAAGAATTGGGGCGCGAACTTCGAGGCCAACAAGTTCCTGGCCCAGCGCGGCGCGATTGCGCTTGGCGTGGACCCGGAAGTCGTCATGGCGCTTGAGAAGCAGGTCGGCTACGCCAAGACCATGGAGGCGTTTAGACGCGTCGGTGAACTGAACGGCGAAGGTCGCTTCATCGCCAACGGGAACCCGAACTTCAACTCGGGCGTCCGCACGGTCGAACAGGCTGTGGCGCGCAAGGCCGAACTGATGGCCGATAGCGCGTGGGTCGGTCGCTACAACGCGGGCGGCGCGCCGGAAGCGCGGGAAATGAAGGCGTTGCTCACGATCATCACCGGTGAAAGTGACGCCGACTACACGCGCTGATCGGGGTACTTGACAACCCCTACCGGGTTGGTCTACATTACTCAGGCTGGCACTCGGGTCCCTTCCCCCGGCTCGCGCAGGGGGAGGGAATTCTGAGCGGCCCGCGGCGGCCCCCTGCGTGCGCGACATCGGGGAGCCGGCGGGGGTCGGGCCAGCCCCCATTCATAACCGCTCGGCGGCGGATGGGTGTTCACGGCCCCGTAAGGACAAGCCACTTGCTGAAACATCATTCAGGGAGTGGCACAGGCCATGTCCGAGAACCTTTACAAGCTGTGGACGACCCAATTCTCGACCAACCTGGAGCTGAAGCTCCAGCAAATGGGCTCCAAGCTCCGTGGCAAGCTCGAAGAGGGCTTCCACGTCGGTAAGCAAGCGTCGCCGATCAACCAAGTCGGCGCTGTCCAGATGAAGGCCCCCGCCGGCCGCTTCGCCCCGCTGAACCGCGTGGACGCGGACTTCACCCGGCGCTGGGTGTTCCCTCAGGACGGTGAGCTTCCGCAGCTGATCGACAGCTTTGACGAGCTGAAGACCATCGTGGACCCGAAGTCCAAGTACGTGCAGAACGCGGGTAACGCCGTTGGCCGTGCATGGGACGACGCCATCATCGCCGCCGCCTTCGGCACCGCCCAAGTGGGTCAGGACGCCGCGGGTCTGTCGCCCGAGACCTTCTCGACCGCCAACTTCCAGGTGAGCGATACCTTCGGTGCAGCCTCCTCGGTCGGCATGACGTCCGCGAAGATCATCGAAGCGCAGCGCATCCTCCAGCACTACCACAACGACCTCGACATGGACCCCCCGACCCTGGTCGTGGGTTCGAAGCAAGTCTCCGACATGCTGAACCAAGTCGAGTTCGTCTCGCGGGAGTACAACGACAAGCCGGTCCTGGTGGACGGGCGGGTCAAGCGCTTCCTCGGCTTCGACATCGTCGTGTCCGAGCGCCTGACCGTGTCGTCCAACCTCCGCCAGTGCATCGCCTTCGTCAAGAGCGGCATGTACCTGGGCATGTGGAAGGACCTGTCCAACTACGTGGACATCCGTTCGGACCTGTCTGGCCGGCCCTACCAGCTGCTCACCCAGGCTTCCTACGGTGCCACGCGCACTCAACCCGGCAAGGTCATCCAAATCCTGGCCGCCGACACCACGGGGGCCGACATCACTCCGTAACGAGCTTGGGCGGGTCGTAAAGAAGGCCCGCCCTATCCTCTCCGGTCTGAAGGAACACGAACATGACTGCTGATACCCTCAAGTCCGCCTCGATCACCAACCTGGACACCGTTCCGGTCACGCCGAATACGGCGGGTGAAGGCGGCGTCGGCGAGACCCGCAACGTCTCCGACTACTTCACGCCCACCACCGGCGGTCTGGTCTCGACCAGCTCGACCTACAAGGTGCTGCGGGTTCCGACCAACGCCAAGATCAAGAACCTCCAGCTGCGTAACGACGCGGCGCTGGACAGCGGCTCCCCGTCGCTGGCCTGGGACGTCGGCCTCTACTACTCCGACAGCACCATGGATGGCACTTCGGTCGCCAACCAAGGCGCATCCATCTCGGTCAACCTGTTCGCTGCCGCGCTGACCGGCGCTTACGGCGCGGGCGTGTACGACATCCTGGAGAGCTTCGGCGTCGCCAACCAGAACAAGCCGCTCTGGTCCGCCGCCGGCCTGTCGTCCGATCCGGGCGGCTACTTCGACATCGTGGTCGCGGTCCATACCGCCGCGAATACGGCGGCCTCCCACAACGTCGGCGTGACCTGCAACTACGTCGTCGGCCAGTAACGAGTTTCCGCCCCCGGCTCGCGCGCCTGTCCTCCGCGCATCGCCTCCTCGGCCGGGGGCGGAACCCAACAGGAGATTGATCAGTGGCGACGCGGTACATCAACGGGACGATGGGGCTCAAGGTTGGGGATACCCAGCAAGCCACCGCGAACCATGCCTCGGCCGCCTCCGGTGACTTCACGTTCACCTACGACGACACGAAGGTTACGACCCTCACCAAGCTCAAGGCCGCCCTGGACAGCATCCTGGCGTCCGGCCGGGGCTCCAGCTTCTTCACTCCGTAAGGAACCCGACCCATGGCGAACCTCTACTACAGCACGACCCGCGGAGCCGGTGTCTCGGCCGACGCCGTCGTGGTGGGCTCGTCCAGCACCGCTTCGGCGGACTTCGAGCTGCGCGTTCTGAGCACCAACACCCCGACCCGCAAGGACGTGGAGTTGGCGATCCGCGCCATCCGCAACCGCCTTCTGGACCCGCGCTACAGCGAGTTCCCCGGCCTCTAAGGAGCCCGCCCGATGCGTACCGCTGACGTAGTCCGACTGGCCTCGAACCAGACTGGCGCGCTGACCACCGCCGCCCAGGTGAATGGTGGTCTCTATGCCATCCTCTGTGCCGGCACCCTGGGCACGTCCCCTGCGCTGAACATCAGCGACGGGACGAACCAAATCCTGGCCGCAACGCCGAGCACGACCTACGCGACCGTGCAGCTGCCGCCCGGTCAGGTGCAACTCGTCCTTGCGTCCGGCGCGTCCGGCGCGTATGTTACGCTGGCCCGCATCCCCAACGACTAAGGGTCGGGCTTAGGAGCCGTCCCGAATGTCTGTCTTCACCGCCCCCATTGACATCGCCAACCGCGCCTGTGGCCGGCTCGGGCTCGGCGGCGCGAAGCGCATCAGCGTCTTCAACACCGTCGCCAACGGCGGGGACGACACGAAGCAGTGCTCGGAGATGTTCTTCGTCTACGACAAGCTGCGGGTCGCCGAGCTGCGCCGGAATGTCTGGATGTTCAGCATCCGCAAGGCCGTCCTGCGCCCGCTGGGCACCACGTCCATGCGCGTGACCTTCTCGGCCTGGGCCAGTGGCACTAGCTACAACTTCGGCGCGGTCGTCACCTACAACGGCGTGATCTATTATAGCCTCGTGGCCTCGAATATGGGGAACACGCCGGGCACCGACTACGTGAATTGGGCGCAATACTTCGGCCCCGTCGTGGCGCTACCGTGGGCTTCGGGCTCCAGCCAGGGCGGCCCGGTCGAGTGGTCTTCGACCACCAACTACGCCCTGGGTGATCAGGCCATCGGTTCGGACGGCTACTTGTACGCCTCTGCGGTCAACGGAAACCTGAATAACAACCCGACCACGGATGGCGGCGTTCACTGGACGAAGATCGGCCTCGCGCCCACGCCCAACCCCTACTACTCGGGCGAGTTGGTGTACGACACCAGCAACAACGTCTACCTGTCGCTGATCGACAACAATATCGACCAGCCGCCCTCCTCGAATTGGTACACGCTGACCGGCGCGACCCTGACGGAAATCCAGTTCCTCTACCCGGTGGGTTCCGGGCCGGCGACGCAGTCGTCCTCGCGCAACGTCTACATGCTGCCCAACGGCTACCTGCGGACGGCTCCGCAGGACCCCAAGGCGGGAGCCACCAGCTTCCTGGGCGCGCCCACCGGTCGCATGTACGACGACTGGACCTACGAGAACGGCGTGTTCACCACCCGCACCAGCGAGCCGGTGATCTTCCGCTTCGCCGCGGACGTGAGCGCGGTGCCGCAGTTCGACCCTATGTTCTGCGAGGGGCTGGCCGCTCGCATGGCGCTGGAGACCTGCGAGACCATCACTCAGTCCGGGGAGAAGCTCGGCGAGATCGGGCAAATTTACAAGCAATTCATGGGCGAAGCCCGCACCGTCAACGGGATCGAGGAAGGCCCGACTGAGCCGCCCGAAGACGACTGGATCACCTGTCGCATCTGATGGCCAAGGCGTCATACTTCCAAGGATCGTTCCTGTCCGGCGAATGGACCCCGCTCGCCCAAGGCCGCGCCGATGACCCCGAGTACAAGCAGGGTTTAAACGTCTGCCTCAACGGGATGCCGATTGAGGAGGGCGCGTGGAACCGCCGCTCGGGCACTGAGACGCTGGGTGTCACCAAGAACGGCTTCCCCGGCCGGACGTTGAGCTTCGCCTTCAATGCCAACGATCCCTACGACCTGATCCTGACCCCCGGCCACGCGCGGTTCATCACCGACACCGGCGGCTACCTGCTGGACCTCAACCCGCAGGCCATCACCGGCATCAGCACTGCTAAGCCGGCAGTGATCACGACCGCGGGGACGCACGGCTGGAACACCGGCGACAGCGTCGTCTTCCTGACTGGCCCGGCGTCGCAGCTCACTGCCGCGCTCCTCCTGTGCAACCGCGAGTTCCAAATTCAGGTCCTCTCGACCACCACGTTCGCGATCTATGACCCGATCACGAACCAGCCCTTCGACGGCAGCACGATCACGTGGGTCAACAACCCCGGCTCGGTCGGCCGCATCACCGACTTCACTACCGTCTGGGGTGAGGCCGATATCCCGAACGTCGTGCTGATCCAGAGCCAGGATCAGGCGATCCTCGTGGACGGCGCGCACCCGCCGCAGAAGCTCGTGGCGACCGAGCCCAGCGCGACCCAGGACGCGGTGTTCACCCTGGGGGCCGCGATCCTCGAAGATGGCCCCTATGACGACTTCATCGGGAACCTCGCCCAGCTGACGTGGGTCACGGGCTCGGAGTGGAACCTGACCTATCCGACGTGGGCCTCGACCACGAACTACAACTACGGCGACACCGTCGTCTACAGCGGCACCCGCTATCAGTCGCTGTCGGACACGAACAGCGGCAACACGCCCAGCAGCTCGCCCACCTTCTGGGCTAGCACCACCGGCTACCCCGGCGTCAATGATGGTCTGGGCTTCCAGGCGAGCGATATCGGCCGGATGGTTCGCATCTGGTCGGAGCCCGTGGCGTGGGCCAGCGGCACGGCCTACGTGACCGGCAACTACGTCACCTACAACAACGCCTACTACCAAGCCATCGCCAACAGCACCGGCGCGGAGCCCGACACCAGCCCCACCAGCTGGGAAGCGGTCGTCGGCAACACCCAAGTCGCCAGCTGGCTGTGGGGCGAGATCAATGCGGTCAACTCGGCGACCCAGATGACCGTCTTCGACAAGGGCGGCACGCTGACCAACGGCGGCACGGTGCAGCCGATCACTCAGTGGGCGCTGGGCCTCTACACCGGCACGTCGTACCCCTCGTCAGGCTGCTTCCACCTGGGCCGCTTCTATCTGGCCGGCGCGCAGCCCAACCGCATTGACGGCACGGAGGCTAATGAGCCGGCGGCCACGCTATCCTTCGCCCCGAGCGAATACGACAGCACCGTCACCGACGATAACGCCGTCGCCTTCCCGCTGGAGGCCGACGACGCGAACACGATCTATTGGTGCATCCCGGACCACCAGGGCGTCGTCATGGGCACCAAGGGCGGCGAGTGGTCGATCCAGGCGAGCAACCTGACCGACCCGATCACGCCCACGAGCATTCAGGCCCACCGGAACAGCAAGTACGGCTGCGCCGACGTGCAGCCCCGACGCACCGGCCTGAGCATCAGCTTCGTCCAGCGCGGCTCCCTCAAGCTGCTGGAGTACATCGCCGACGTGTACAGCGGCAAGTACAGCGCCTCGAACCTCACGAAGCGCGGTAAGCACCTGACTAAGAAGGGGATCAAGGAGATCGCCTATCAGGAGGAGAAGTGGCCCTGCATCTGGGCGCTGACCAATGACGGCCAGCTGATCGGCGTCACCTACCGCCGGGAGAGCCCCTTCGCCACCCAGCCGGCCAGCATCGTCGGCTGGCACCGCCACACGCTCGGCTCGGGCCGCACGGTGCTCTCGATCAGCTCGGGCGGCACGGAGGACGGCAACACCGACACCCTGACCCTCGTCACCCAAGACCCCACGACGCTCGTCTGCTACGTGGAGCGCATGCACCAGATGTTCGATGAGGACGACACCATCCAGAGCGGCTGGTTCGTGGACGGCGGTCTGCAACCCGCTGGTGCGAGCTACATCACCGGCTCCCCGGACAAGGTGCGTCTGTATGGCCTCGGCCTGATGGCTGGCCAGACGGTGGACGTGGTGGCCGGTGGCGTGGACATGGGCTCCTTCACCGTCACCACCGGCGGCACTGTTGACGTCCCGGTCGGTCAAGGCACGAGCCTCCTGACCAAGGCGTGGCTGGAGAGCCTGTCCGCGGACGGTGTCGGCACCCCGATCATCTGGGGCGGCGGGCCGCCGGTGTCCAAGACCAACACGTCGCTGGAGTACATCAACACCCACTCTGAGGGCGACACCGTCTTCATGCCCGACTTCAAGCGCCGGCTAGTCTGGACCGCGTGGCAATATAGCGGGACCGGGATCGGCGAATGCCGGGTGCGGGTCTACAACATGGACACCCAGGCCGAGCTTGCGGAGTGGGACAGCGGCTCGAACCTCTGGAACTACGGCGACGCGGCCTCGACGCCCGGCACCCTGGACGCGGCCACGGGCGATTGGTGTCTGATGGGCGGCGACGCCAACGGCCACTACAGCCTGATGCGCTTCCACTACAACGCCGCTCTGGGCACCGTCTACCCGATGCGTCAGTCCGACGTGACGGTGAACGCGGTGAACAACCCCTACCGCGCGTGGAATGGGACCTCGCCCTACACCCCGGTCGTCCCGGTGCATGTCGGCGTGTATACCTATCAGGCGATCCCGTCCAACCCCTCTGGCCTGAGCACGGCCTACATCGCGGTGATCGACACGAACACCGGCTTCCAGGTCTGCCCGAGCTACGGGATCAGCGAGAAGTACCCCTTCGTCGCGCCCGGCCCGGCCAACACCTTCTACAGCGCGGGCCAGCCAGCGAGCGCGACCACCTACCTGCTGGCCTTCTACAAGCACGTCGTGATCGGCGCGTCGCTGGAGACCACCACGCTCGGCCACATCACCGCGGCGAACATCCACAGCGGCTGGGCCAACTCGGACGCGGTGAGCATCATTGGCTTCTCCTACGACCAGACGGACGGGAACCTGATCGGCCTGTTCATCAACTCTACCCAGAGCCAGACCTACCTCGCCAAGATCAACGTCCAGGGAACCGCGGCGTTCGTGGAGTGGTCCACGGCCTCGACCTACGCGCCGAGCACCAGCGAGCAGATTACGCTCAACAACATCACCGCCGGCCGTCTGAACTACAACTACGGCAGCAACATGTACACCGTGGACACCACCAACGGCTCGATCAGCAGCGTGGCGTCTGGCTATACCGGGCTCAATACGGTCATCTCGGACGACACCACCGGCGAGGTCTACTGGCGCGCCACGCAGAATTGGTTCACGAATGGTTTAAACAGCGGTCAGCAGAACTTCGGCGGGGCGGATGAGCCGCCTTTCTATACGCCCTTCTGCATCGGCACGGCCTTCACCAGTCAGGGCCAGCTGCTGCGTCCGTTGTCGCCTCAGGACACCGGCGCGCAGAACGGCCCGGCCCTCGGCAAGACGCGCCGCACGCACATGCTGGCGATGCTATTCAACAACGCCCAGGGCGTCTCCTGGGGAACGGACTTCGTCACTATGCACCCGTGCGCGTTCGCCTCGGACGGCGGCACGGCCTACACGAAGCTCCAGTTGTACTCGGGGGTCTATTGGGATACACTGGAGGACACGTACACCTTCAACAGCCAGCCGGCGTGGGAGATCACCCGCCCCTACCCCTGCACGGTCTGCGCGGTTGAAGCGTTCATCCAGACCGAGGATCGGTAATGGCGTCGTCAAATATCTTCGGCTCGGGCGGTGCGGTCTCCGACATCTTCAGCGGCGTTGGTGACTTCTTCCAGGCGGCCGGCGAGGAGGCGTCCTCGAAGGCGTATGCGCAGGGCGCGCAGTACGCCCAGCAGAACGCCCAGCTGGCTCAGGAAAGCGAGAACCTCCAAGAGGTCCAGGCCCAACGTCAGATCACCCAGACCATCGGTGCAGAGAAGGCGGAGACTGGCGCGGCCGGCCTTGCGTCGGGCGGCTCGGCGCAATATCTCCTGGCGTCCAGCGTCAGCCAAGGGGCGATCACCAAGCAGCTGATCGGCCTCCAGGGGTCGATCAACGTGAACGCGTACAATGAAGAGGCCACCGCTCTGGAGGGCCAAGCTGCCGCCGCCAAGGACGCTTCGACGGGCAGTGGCATCGCTGGCATCGGCAGCACCATCCTGGGGCTGTTCGCCCTGTCCGACGCCCGCGCCAAGACCGAACTGCACCTGGAAGGCCGCCGCAAGGACGGCATCGGCATCTATACCTTCGAGTACCGCGGCGACCCGAGCCACACCCGCTACATGGGCGTGATCGCGCAGGAAGTGCAAAGCATCCGGCCCGAGGCGGTGATCGAGCTGCCGGACGGCTTCCTGGCTGTGAACTACTCCGCCATCGGCGCAACTTTCGGACAGGTGGGCCATGCCTAATATCCGCCAGTACGAGAACCCGATCAACGGCCTCCAACCCAGCGACAAGGGGATCGAGGCCAGGGAGTTGGAGGGCCGCCACATCGAGGCGTCCTTCAGCCAGATCGCCCAGGATACGCGCCAGCTGGGCGGTGAGGTAGACGCGGCCGGCCAGCGCTACGAGAATGAAGTCACGATGCGCGAGCATCTGACCGGCGTGGCGAACGTCACGCGCACCTATGGCGCGCTGGAGCAGTCCTGGCGGCAGGCCATCGCCGCGGACGCCGCCGCGCCCACGCACGACGCACACCTGTTCGACACCTGGAGGGAGAAGACCCTCGGCCCCATGCTCGACAGCATGGACAGCGGCTTCTCGACCGAGCAGAGCAAGGCGTGGTGGCAGGAGAAGAAGGCCGACCTCACCCAGCACTTCATGGAGCGCGGCCTCGCCGACATGGGATCGCTCGCCGGGATGCAGGCGATCCAGGACCTGAAGACCACCGCAAACGCCGCGGAAAGTGCGGCGTATAACGACCCAAGCTCCGCAAACCTCCAGCGCGGGCTGGTAGGCGACAGCGTGGACGCGCTGAAGTCCGGGCTCGGCTCGAACGCCACCCCCGAGGCCATCGAGCGTTTAGACGCCGACCACGCGGTTACGAAGGGCTCGATCACCCTGGCGCAGGCGCGCGGTCTGATCGACCAGTCGGACCCGAACGACCCGGACGGCCCGCTGAAGGCGGCCAAGCTGTTCCACTCGCTGCCTGAGGCGCAGCTCTACCTGGACACTGAGCAGCGCGATAGTGTAGACCGCTATGCCCAGACCGTGAAGGAGCAGCGCATCCGCGACGCCAACGTCGCCAATGAGAACCAGCGCCGCCAGACGGAAGACAAGGTGAACACCGCCCTGAGCCAGCTGTACGCCTCGGGAGTGCAGCCGGATGGCTCCTGGCTCCCGCCCCAGAACGCCAATAAGATCGCCATGAGTCTCGCCTCGCTGGGCGCGAAGCCCGAAGCCATCAAGAGCTTCACGGAGATGATCAAGACCGCGACGGAGGATAGCGCGTCCGGGCGGCTCGTCACCAGCAACCCGTCTGTCTTCAGCGACTTCATCGGCCGCACTGCCATCGCCCCCGGCCAGCCCGGCGCGCTGGAGCCGGCGGAAATCTGGCGCGCGGTCGCGCAGCGGCAAATCTCGAACCATGACGGCGAGGTCCTCTCGAAGGCGCTGGACAGTAGCAAGACCCCTGGCATGGCACAGCTCCAGGCTCAGGTCAACTCCTTCGTGGACGCCTACAAGCTCCAGCTGGGCGCGTCCGGCTCGACCGCCACCGCGGACGGGATCAAGAGCTTCTATGCCTACAAGGTTGCCGTGCAGAACGCGGTCAATTGGTACGTGGGCCAGGGACACAGCCCGGCTGAAGCGCAGCAGGCCCTGTTGGACCCGCACTCGCAGTATTTCATCGGCCACTACCTGGATCACTGGAAGGTCATCGCCCCCACCAAGGCGGGCCTGAGCGCCGGCCAAGCGCCGATGGCCCCGAGCGCGAATGCCTCGACACAGCCGAAGTGGGATGGTAAGGAAGACCTGGACGCGTACTTGAAGCGCGTGGGAAAGTAACATGGCCGATATCGGCACCACGAACTCGCCCCAGATGGCTCCTGGGGCCTCGGCCTATCAAGCCTTGATCGACGGCGGCGTGCCCCAGCAGAAGGCCGACGCGTGGAAGCAGGCTCGGACCCAGGCGCTGGTGGACGGCGGCGTGCCGCTGGACCGCATCCAGAAGTATTGGGGTGAGGGCCAGCCGACCTCCGCGACCGTCAGTAAGGCCGTCGCCGGCAACATGCAGCGCGCGCCCCAGGGCAGCGTCAGCGACCCCCTGACCGCGTTTGCGGCGGGCTGGGATCACTCTGTGACCGGCCTGGAGACGAACTTCATCAAGAGCGGAGGCACCGCACATCTGCCGGCGGACTTCCACTCCAAGGACTTCATGACCCAGCTGGCCTTTGCCGGCGGCCAGGAGATCGGCGACCTCCCCACCCAGCTGGCGGGCTTCGTCCGCGGTGCCCCCGTGGGCGCGCGGATCGGCGGCCTCGCTGGTGCGGCTGTGCCGGGCGCGGGCGAGACGGGCACGTCGGAAGCTGTGGGCGCGGCCATCGGCGCTTCGGTGACGGGTTCGGCGTCTGCCGGTGCGCTGACCGAGGGGACGCGGCAGTCTGTCATCCTGGCCTACAAGCGCAACGAAATCCACACGTGGAAGCAGGCGGTCCAGGCGGGCGCGCAGGCCGCTGGGCAGACGGCCAAGGTCACTCTGGCGAGCGGCGCGGGCGGTCTGGCTGGCCCTGTCGCGGGCAAGGCGGTCGGCATGGTCGCGCCAGAGGCTGTGGCGGCGGTGTCGGACATCGCGGCGAATACGGCCACCAGCACGGCGACTGGAGCCCTCCTGGACCACAAGGTGCCCGACGCCCAGGACTTCTTCACGGCGGCCTCCCTGGCGCTCCTGGCGCACGGCGTGGTGTCTTCCATGGGTCCGGGCAAGGTCTCGCCTGCGGAAAGCCACGTCGCCTCGAACCTCCAAGACATCTACGTCAAGACCGGCATTCCTCCGTGGGAAGCCGCGCAGCGCGCCAAGACCGACCCCAAGTTCCGCGAGGAAGTCTTCGCCCAGGACGTCAATGGCGACCCGGTCACGCCCAAGTTCCGCTACACCGCCCCCAGCGACCCCGAGCCGTTCACGCCTCCGAAGCGCGCGTTCGGCGCGGCCAAGAGCGTTGCGGAGCGCGCGGGCATCACCCCCGGCGAGACCACGGTCGAGCAGCCGGGCAAGGAGCTTGTCCCTACCTTCGGCACGCACGAGCTTGAGACGGTTGGCAAGATCGAGACTGGCGGCCTCAAGAACCCCGACGCCGCGATCAGCCCCAAGGGCGCGGTGGGTCGGTTCCAGATCATGCCGGCGACGGCGCGCCAGTACGGCTTCGATCCGAGCCGTTTACACGATCCGCAGTACAACGCGATGGTGGCCGACACCATCATCCGCGACCTCAACCGGCGCTACGGTGGCAATCAGAACGCGGTCATGATCGGCTACAACGCCGGGCCGGGCCGGGCCAGCGAGTATCTGTCCAAGGGGCCTGGCACCAAGCTCGAAGCCACTATCGACAAGAACGTCCGCGGCGGCGTCCGCTACGAGCGCGTGCCGGCCGACCGCGACGAGGCGTTCCTGCCGCAGGAGACCCAGGAGTATCTGGCCAAGGCGCGCCTGTGGGGTAAGGGCAGCGTTGAGCAGAGCGAATACGACGTGGCCGCCCAGGCTCCCCACGGCGAGGCCGACTACACCGCGCCGGGCCGCAGCATCGAGAGTGAGATCGCCGCCGAGAAGGAAGCCATCTCCAAGATCAATGAGACGGAGACCCCCGAGGAGCCGGTCGCCGAGCAAGACCTTAACATGCGCAAGGGTGCGAGCGTGGGCGCTGGCAACGTCTGGCATGGCGCGACCGACGATCAGCTGTTCGATGAGATGAACGCGAACGTCGCCGAACAGCCCATGGAGGAGTACAAGACCGCCAACTGGATTGACGACTTCGGTGACAAGTGGGTCTCCGAGATCACCATGGCGAAGCGGATTGACGACCGGCTCGTTCAGCAGGGGCTGCTGAACCGCGACAAGGACCTGGACACGGAGGACGACTTCCGTCTGGCCAACTACGGCTGGCGCGGGATGGCGGCCCACGTGCTGAAGTACGGCGGTGTGGACATGCTGAGCCGCACGCCCGACAAGTCCATCCCGAGCTTCTTCGACGCGAAGGCGGAGGCGCTGAAGCACGGCAAGATGTCCGAGTGGATGGCCTTCATGAACGCCATGCGCTCGCAGGACAAGGTCAAGCGCTTCGGGATCGAGAGCGGCTTCAACCCGATGGCTGCCGCGGAGATCGAGGCCCGTCTAAACGACGGCAACCCGAAGATGCAGGGCTTCATGAAGGCCAGCCAGATGCTGACCCAGGCCCAGAACGGCGTGCTGAAGATGCTCCGCGACAGCGGCTACATCAGCGCCGACGCCTACGACCGCATGGTCGAGGGCAACCCGATCTATCTGCCGTGGCGCGAGCAGCAGGAGGACGCGCCCACCGTGAAGCGGAGCGGCGTGAGCGGACGTCTGGCCAAGGTCAAGGGTGGTGCGGAGAACTTGTCCAACCCGTTCGGCGTCGCCATCCAGAACAGCTTCTCGGGCGTCAAGGCCGCGCTGCGCAACCTCGCCATCGGCAACCTGATCACGCGCCTGACCTCGGACCCGGCCATGGTCGAGCAGTTCGGCCTGAAGAAGGTCGGCGAGCTGACGCCGGACGAGAACGAGGTCGAGGCGATCCTGAAGCAGTACGGCTACTCCAAGCCGCCCGAGGACGCCTCCCCGGAAGCGCTGGAGCAGTGGAAGCAGCTTCAGTCGTCGTGGGCTCAGGTGATCAGCGACCGCCTCCAGAGGAAGATGGGCGGCAACGAGTTCGTCTACCGCAACAACGGCGTGCTGGAGAAGTGGACGGTCAACGACCCGCTGATCGCCCAAATGATCAAGGGCGTGAACCGCCCCGAAGAAGCCGACACCATCCTCAAGGGGCTGGAGCTTGTGACGCGCGTCGTGCGCGCCGGTGTCACGCTGGGGACCTTCCCCTTCCGCATGGCCATCTGGCACCAATTCAATCAGTTCACGATGGACCCCTCGCACCCGCCGCCGGTGTTGACCTTCTACCGCGGCCTGATCCCGGCGCTGTCCGGTGGCAAGGGGTATCAGGAGCTGCTGGCCAGTGGCGGGCTGGTGCACATCTCGCAGGACCTGACCTCGGACAAGTTCTTCGAGCACATGACCACCGACGAGCTGCTGGAGAAGACCGGCTTCTGGGACAAGGCGTGGAACACGTTCAAGGAGCCCATGCAGTGGGTTGAGGGCCTTGAGGCGGTGAGCACCCGCCTGGACGCCGCCAACCGCATTGGCATCCGCCAACACGCGCAGAACACCCTCGGCCAGAACGCCGCCAAGTCGGCCGCCACCGCGCGCCGGGCGGGCCTGGACTACGCTGAGCGCGGCACCGAAGCGCTGCTGGGCTACATGGCCTCGCTGACCGCCTTCTGGCGTCCGCACATCCTCGGCATGGAGCAGGGCTACCGCGCCGGCTTCTCCTCCGAGGCCAGCCCCACGGCCAAGGGGATCAAGCTTGGGCAGGTCCTGGCGGCCGGCGTCGCTACGATCCTCCTGCCCAAGATCATCAACTACGTCCTGAACCGTGAGGCGGACAAGCACCTGCCGGTCGGGTCGCGCTACATGGACCTGCCGCGGAACATGCGCTCCGCCGCCCTGATCACGCCGCCCATCGCTGGTCAGCGCTTCACCTTCCGCCTGCCGGCGAACATCGGCTACATCTTCGGCGACATCCCCGAGCGTATTATGGAGATGATGTACGAGAACAACGGCCACGCCTTCGACGGCTGGACCGCGGACCTCGTGCGCGAGTTCGTCGGCCCGCTGCTGCCGGACTTCGCCACCCCCATCACTGAGGTCGCCGCCAACCACAACTGGAACACCGGCCGCCCGCTCGTGCCGGACAGCCTCAAGAACCGCCTGCCCGAGGACCGCTACACCGACTACACCAGCGAGCCCGCGAAGCGTCTGGCCGCCTTCACCAACCCCTTGATGCGTGCTGGCCACGTCGGCGAGGGCTTCTCCCCGATGATGTTCGACCATCTTGTCACCGGCTGGGGCGACCAGATTGGCGACGGCGCGCTGGCTGCTTTAAACGCGCCCATGTCCGGCGGCGACACGTCGGACCTCAAGGACGTGCTGTCCAACATCTTCGTGCGCGGGATCATCGTGAGGCACCCCACGGCCAGCGCCCAGCCGTTACAGGACTTCTACACCGAACTTGACGCGGCCAGGGAGCCCTACACCAGCGCGATGGCGCAAGCCAAGGCCGACCGGCTGGGCGGCGTCAACCCGGATGAGCCCCTGCCGGCGAAGTCGCAGCGCCTCGCGGAGTTAGAGCGCACGGAGAAGGCGATCCAGAAGCTGCGGATCACGCTCGATCAGATCAAGGACAATCCCCAGATGACGCTGGACGACAAGCGCCAGCACAGTGAGGCCGTCTGGGATAAGATCACCGGTGTCGCCTTCACCGCGCTGCACCCCACGGAAGCCGCCGCGCAGGCGCAGGGGAGCCCCTGGTAATGCCGAACCTGACTACCATCACCACCGTCCGCCTGGGCTCGCCGGGCGCGGGGATCATGGGGCGCGTGTCCAACACCCCTGGCCCGTGGCAGCTCATGTCCGCGGATCAGGTGAAGGCAAGCTTCGGCTTCCTCCAGGCGAACGACAAGATCAACTACGCAGGCGCGGCGGACACGGCGACCAAGCTGGCCGCGGCCCGGAACATCGCCATCACCGGCGACCTGACCTGGAACGTCAACTTCGACGGCAGCACCAACGTCACGGCGGCTGGCACCCTGGCCACGGTCAATACCTCGCCGGGCACCTACACCAACGCCACCGTGACGGTCAACGCCAAGGGGCTTGTGACGTCGGCCAGCAATGGAGCCGCGCCGCAGGTCTGG